GGTTCGACCGCCACATTCTGGTCGCCACCTTCCCGCTCAGCCACTTCTGCGACTACGGCTCACGGGACTACGACACGGTGCTGGCTGTCGCCAACGGCGAAGCCGCTCGGATGGAACTGAACTTCGATGCCATCCGACTGGAGACCTTCCCCGCCGAGTACCAGACCCTCCGAACCCCAGTCTACGAGTAGAGCCAGACCCCTCACAGTCCCACCTCGCTGGCCTCAGGTTGCCCGACCTGAGGTTCAGCCATATCTACATACCAACCGTGCTGTCAACGGGCCTCACAGGGCCAGCCAGACCCCTGAATCCCTATGTGAACACCTGTTCACCCCTCAGGAATGTTCCACGGGGAACAATGGGCTGACCTGTTAGTGCCTCCTGACCGATACACCCCATAAGAATGGTTCAATTCTGGCTGAACCTTGCTAACCTTACCCACCAACCAATGATTCATTCCCGCCTGAACCCTGCTAACCTGACCAAACAAGTCAGGATTAGGGGGCGGGGGGGGTCTTTTAGGTTTTGACTGTTGGTTTTTTTATCAGGTTCACTCAGAACCTTTTTTTCTGCCAATAGCAGATAGTTCAATTTAGTGCTTGACTCAAAATTTTTTAACCCCCCTAATACCCCCTGTTGTTCACCCCCTCAGTCCCCCAATTCTGGGGGAAGGGATTTAATGAATCGTAAAGAATTGGTTTGACTAAGAGTAAAGGCTTGTAGATACCACTTGAGTTCTTTGAATGTGCCTTGTTAGCACAGCGGTAGTGCGTCTGTTTTGTAAACAGAAGGTCGTTGGTTCAATCCCAACACAAGGCTCTCTTTCGTCAGGCCGAAATTTGTTTCGGGTACATTATTCGCAGAACTTATGGTACAATGGTCATAGACAACGGTTCATAGGAAGTTCTGAATAAGTACGGGGGGTTGGATTCCCCTCCCTGACACCTTTCCGACTCTTAGTTCAACGGATAGAACACCCGCCTTCTAAGCGGGTTATCAAGGTTCGATTCCTTGAGGGTCGATTTACCCTGATGGTGTAATGGTAGCACAGGAGTTTTTGGTTCTCCTTGTCGGGGTTCAAATCCCTGTCAGGGTTCTTTGGGGGGCGTAACTCAGCGGTTAGAGTGGAGTCTTTATAAGGCTTAAGTCGGTGGGTTCGACTCCCCCCGCCCCTACTTCAGAGATGGCACTTGACACCTGTCTATTCATCGACCATTTGTCGGCGTATGAACGAGAAAGAACTCTCTATCGCCTTAGGTCTTTCAAAAGACATCCTACGCCAATTCCGCTCATCTTATGCAGAAGGTACGCATTGGAATAAGATAGAATCCAAGCGACCTCGCCACCTCTGGGAGATTTCTTGGACGGACGAAGGAGTCAAAGCCCTGAAGGAAAATATTGGCTTCAAGGAAGCCGAGCCGACTGTTTCCCCTTCGGAGAAACAGGGAACAGTTTACTGCAAGTACAAGAATCCCCGTGTAATCGGAGTGATGATTGATGGCAAGCAGGAAAATGTGATTTGCCGTGAATCAGCCAAATTTGGCATCGGTATGCCCGTGAAGGTCAGATGGGACGGGGCTAGATGGGTTGTTATTCGTCATCCTCGATTTATCGGCAAATACTAAAACCGTGGAATCGCCAGATGACATCGATAACGAAGATGACATCCCGTTCCAAGAACTGATATGGCTATTTCTTTTACAATTTTTTAATATGACACCAGACCCTAAAAAGCCTATTTCTAGCGAAGGGCTAAAGCCATACAGCGGCACAAAGAAACCTTATGTACCTGTTGATTTGAACTTTGCTGGAGTTCAGGGTAACGATAGGTTTTCTATTCACACTCCGCAGGGAGAGAAATGGATGAAACTTGGTCAAGAGGCCAACGGCTATCTTCTCAGCGGATATAATCCTCAGACCAAGGAACTTCAGGTAACCCAAAAAGGTCGGCACTATCTCGTTCCTATGAACGCTGGAACTCCTGAGGCGTACACGCCCCCGTCTTCAAGCATTGAACATCCTTACACTACAGACCCGTCTGCTATGATGATGGATGAAAACCAAGAAGACCCAGTTACTGGTGCTGGCACAATGAGTGACTGGGAGCAACAGTTCAAGAACATCAAAGATTATAAGTTCAAGCCAGAGGAGTTCGATACTATCTGGAGTAACTCTCAAAAGAGCACCTATATGACCGATGAACAAAAAGGAAACATCTTTACATTGGAGGCTTGGCATAAAAACCTTTCTGAAGGTAAACTTAAGCCTGATACTAATTATTATGTTCCTAGGAGGATGGAAGGCGGCGGTGTCGATTTTGACATCTTCCAATACAAACCCGACAGCGGAGAATAATATGGCAAAGAAAGCGACAAAGAAAAGCGACCCTGTTTATGATTACAACTGGGTTACTCCTGAGATTCTAGAAGGACTAGAGGCCGCTGGAATTAAAGACCCTGTTGAACAAAAAAACTGGCTTAGAGGTTTTCTTGCTGAAACTGGCGGCAAGCCTCGTCCTGAAATGTACAATGGAGACCCTAAAGTTTATTTTGAAAATAAATACGGGAAAAATACTACTGCTGGAAAAAACATTGGAAACACACAAGACGGTGATGGGTATAAATTTCGAGGTCGTTCTTTAGTTCAACTTTCTGGAAGGTGGAACTATGAGAATATGCAAAGAATCACAGGGCATAAGGTTGCTGATAATCCAGACCTTATGAACGACCCTAAAATTGGCCCTGCCGTTTCTTTTGCATATATGGTCGATAGAGCAAAGCAAAAAGGTGTCAAGGATTTCAAAGACTTTGCTAATGTGCATAAGGTTCTTCGCCCTGACGAAACATTGCAACAAAGACAAGAAAGAGTTCTTCCTATCTCTGATGTTGATTGGCAAATTGCTGTTGATGCTAGAAAAAACAGGCCGCAACAACCTGCCCCTGCCCCTGCCCCTGCCCCTGCCCCTGCGGTTCAACCTCCTGAAAAGACTCCTTATGGAGTTAAGATGACGCTTGAGCAGTTCAGGAAAGAACAGGGTGGCGGCATTTCGGTTGACACTCCTCCTCCGTCTAGATGAACCTGACTCCTCACCCAGTACTTATTATGCCGACTACGGAAGATATCCGTAAGTTGGTTGATAAGGTTGGTGAGGAGAAGACAGCAGAAATTCTTTCAATCCGTGAGGATAAGATTCTTGCTGAAAAATTAGACCCGTACCGTCACGGATTTGACCTTCCCCATTGGCTTGAGGCTGACGAAATGCTCAAGACGAATAACGAAGTGCTTATTCTTGGCGGTAACAGAGCGTCTAAGACCGAATGGGCGGCGAAACGGGTAGTTCAAACGCTTATCAACACAAAAGATGCAAGAGTTTGGTGTCTGCACACGACAAATCAGTCGTCTATCCAGATGCAACAGAATGTCATCCACAAGTACCTGCCATCAGAGTACAAGGAACTGAAGAAAAACAAGATTCAGAATGTCCAGTACACGCAAAAGAACGGTTTTTCGGACAACACATTCATCCTGCCTAATAAAAGCCAATGCTTCTTTATGAATTACGCTCAGAAGCGTGATGTCATTGAAGGTGGTGAGGTAGATTTGATTTGGTGTGATGAATTAGTGCCTTTAGATTGGATTGAGACGCTGAGATATCGTGTCGTTACCCGAAGCGGCAAGTTAATCGTCACTTTCACTCCAATCACGGGTTACAGTAGCGTTGTAAAAGAGTATGTAAGCGGCTCTAAGATTCTAGAGCACCGCAAAAGTCCTCTTTTGCCAGATAACATCAATGTGAACGGATGCCCCCGTGGGACTATGCCATATAAAGCACAGTCTTATGTCCGTCCTGCTGGTGTTATGTGGTTTCACAGCGAACTTAACCCGTATAATCCTTTTGAGCAGTTAAAAAAGACCCTTTTGGGCAAGAAAGCATACGAAATTAAGATTCGTGCATATGGCTGGGCTGACAACATCAGCGGTAGCCAATTCCCTCGATTCACCCCTTCTGTCAACATAATGAAGTCCGAGAACATTCCAGAGGGGGGTACTAACTATATGGTAGTAGACCCTGCGGGTGCTCGCAACTGGTTCATTATATGGGCAAAGGTAACACAAGACGGAGATATCATCGTCTACCGTGAGTTCCCAGACGAGTCTGAGGGAGAATGGGCGTTACCTGCTGGAGAGGCTGACGGAAAGGCTGGCACTGCCCAAAGAAACGGAGCAGGACGCTCCCTAGCCGACTACAAGCAACTCATTCTTGACCTTGAGAACGGAGAAGAAATTTCTGAACGCTATATTGACCCCCGTGCTGGCGGGACTAAGGCTGTTACGGAGGACGGAGGGGTAACGCTTATCGATATGCTTGATGATGGTGAAATCCCTATGAATTTTACTCCAGCCGCTGGAATCAGAATTGAACAAGGTGTTACATTAATCAATGATGGATTTGCTTATGATATGTCACAAGACATCAGCCCCTTGAATAAACCAAAATTATATATCTCAGACAAATGTCAAAATCTAATATACTGCATCAAGGAATGGACTGGGCAGGACGGAGAGAAGGGGGCTACGAAAGACCCAATCGACTGTCTACGCTACCTGATGACTATGAATCCAGTTTACATCTCAAACGAAACAATGCGTGGCACGGGTGGGGGGGCTTACTAATGGAAATTTATTTTCCTTGCTTGCTTTCAAGAAAGAAGGCAATGCTGTGTTCAGGTCTTTCAAGAACCATTCTTGAACGACTTGCCAGATGTGGTACTATAAGAACTTATGCCACAAAGGGCAAACACAAAAGATACTTTCGAGACGACTTAATTAACTTTATAAATGAAAAAATACAAAACGAGCGAAGATAAATTCGTATTTGCATCAGATAACCCTGATATTCCCTATTTTTATTCGGAATACCAGCGTTCTACTCAAAACGGCGGCAACACGGCTAATATAGCGGAAAATGACGATATTCGTCTTTCTAGATGGGAAGGCCAGACGGATGACGGCAAGAAGCACAGCGAAAACCGTATGAACGGTGACGGGGCTTTCCCGTTTGAAGGTGCTTCTGATGTGCGTTGCCGATTGGTTGACAGAACCATTAATGAGATAGTTGCAATCCTGATGACTACCTTTGACCGTTGTCAGATTAAGGTCAAGGGTACTGAATTCAGCGATTCCGAGACAGCCGCCACAGCAAATGTGCTTATGTCTTGGCTGGTTGAGTCCAGACTGCGTACAGAACTTCGCAAAGAAGCAGAACTGCTTGCCCAGAGCGGTCTACAATACGGATGGGCTGGTCTTCACATCCTCTGGGAGCAGGAACAGTCGATTCGCTTCCAGAAAATCACGATGGATGAACTTGTGCAGACAATTCAAATCGGACTGCAAAAAGACCCTGAATCTCCGCTCAAAGACCTTCCTGAAGCAATTGCTGACCCTGAAAAGGAAGGCTTTGCCGTGTCTTTGATTCAGATGTACCTTCCTACTATTGACGAAAATGGAATCAAGAAAGCAATCAAGGATTTGAGAGAGACTGGCGTGGCTAAGATTCCTGAGGCGTTTATCTCTAAGAATCAACCCAGCATTGTGGCACTTAAGCCATATGATGAAATTTCTTTCCCTCCTGAGACCATTGATGTCCAGCGAGCCAGAGTTATCTTTAGAAGAACTTATGTTACAGAAGTTGAACTCCGCACTATGGCTCAGCAGTACGACTGGAGTGATAAGTTTGTTGAGCAAGCCGTTAATACTGCTGGAAAGCAGTCTAATTTTAATGACCCAAATCTTCTTCCTGCCGCCGCTCTCCTTAATTATCAGGTAAGCAGAAATGACCACTTGATTGAACTGGTCTATGCTTACAGCAGACTAATCGATAAGGACGGAATTGCTGGCATCTACCAGACAATCTTTTGTCCGCAATCTGGTAGCGAACTCTACGCATCGCACGAACTACTTGGTAGTGCCAACAACAGGTATCCGTTTGTTGTGTACCGCAGAGAAAGAATTCGCAGACCTATTTACGAAACCCGTGGCATCCCTGAGATTGCTCAGACAGACCAAGAAGAAGTGAAGGCTCAGCGTGACTCCGTGCGTGACCGTACTGCATTTACGACTCTTCCTCCTGTTCTAGTTAAGAAGAGACTCAGCGGTATCAATAAGATTTCCCCCGGAATTCACCTTCCTGTAACATCAGTCGATGACTACAGATTTATGCCTACTCCGACTGGAGAGCCGACTACAGCGTTTGCTCTTATGGACAGAGTTGAACTAGAGCATTGTGCGTATTTCGGATTGTATCATCCGAACATTATGCCTCAGAAGACGCAGACGACACAGCAATACATCGTGAATAACTGGCTGGATGTCTGGAGCGAGGCTTTTGCTATGACATTCTCTATGATGCTCCAGTATATGGATTCTGCTGAGATTGAGCAGATTACTGGTCGCTCTATTCCTCAGAATATGAGTTCCATCAGCAATAATTACGATTTCCAGATTAAGTACGATGTGCGTGAAATGGACACCCAGTTCGTCATTGAGAAACTCAAGGCTATTACTCAGTTCGTTCTTCCGCTCGACTCCGCTGGTGTTATTGACAAGAACAAACTTGTTAAGGCGGCTGTTGAAGCAATTGACCCTGATAAGGCCAAGGAACTTATTATCAACACAGGCTCTGCTTCTCAGTTGCTTTATAAGGATGTCCAAAGCGACATCGGTCTTATGATGCTTGGTAACGAGGCTAACTATGTCGAAAACGACCCGTCTGCCCCGTCTAAACTTCAGTACCTTCAGGATATTATCAGCAAGAATCCCAAGGCTCAACAGATGATGCAAAGCGACCAGCACTTCCGTGCTCTTATGGACAACTTCATCAAGAATCTCCAGATGTCTGTCAGCCAACAGCAAAACAAGCAGATTGGTAGAACAGGCGTTACCCCTATCGCTGAACAGGCTGGAAATCAGATGCAACAGCAGATTCAACAGGCTGATGAGATGCAACAGCAACAACAGCAGGAACAGCCGTCTCCTGAACAGCAAGGGGGTATGATGTGAGCCTCCCGCAAGAAATTATTAGTGGCTTTACCTTTGAAAAGGACAACCCGACTTGGAAAGCCATCCTGATGCTCCTTGATGCAAGCATTGAGGCAGAAGCCGCTGATGCCTTGTCAAAGGACAATAAGGGTGAAGATAGGGCTTGGCACTCAGGCAGAACTGCATCCTTAATCAGTTTTAAGGATATCATTATCAACACACGCAACGAAGTGCTGGCTGACATTGGAAAGCCTCCTGAACAGTATGATTCAGGTGAAATTGGCTGATACAGGCAATCACACTTGCATACAACTCCTTTAGCGTCTTAAACGCTTCTAATGGTTCTGAGACCATCACAAAACTCTGTATATAGGACTTTAGACCTTATCTAATGAATACAAAGAATAATGCCGACCTTGGGACGGCTGAAAATAACCCCACGACAAACACCGAAAGCGATTCCGCAGTTTTCGGCACAAACGAAATCGCTGATATTATCAGCAATAAGTTCCTAGGCGGTGAGGAACTGAACGGGTCGCCTGATGCCCAAGAAGGTCAGGAACGAGCGGAAGGTGAAAGCACCGCTTATGAACAAGATAGTGCTGTTCTTTCACAGGAAAATGAAACAACCGATGACGGTTTTGATTCAGAAGACTCCGAGGAAACCGAAGAAACCAAGTCTGAAGATGATGAAATCGAAAGAGGTCTACCAAAGGGCGTTAAGAAACGCATTGATAAACTCTCTACCAAGCGTAGAGAAGCCGAAGCAGAAGTTGAACGACTAAAGCAAGAAGTGGAACGATTGGAGCAAGAGGCTAACAAGCCAGCCCAAGTCCCTGATGCAAATAATCCGTTCAGCCACATCCGCAGTATGGACGAAATCAACCGTGAGGCTGACCAAGCCAAACAAATTAGGCGTTGGTGCGAAATGAACCCCGATGGTGCTGTTGTGACAAAGTCAGACGGCGAAGAAGTAGAGTATACGGCTGAAGACATCCGCAAGATTAAAATCAAGTCGATGGATGCACTTGAAGAACACCTCCCCAAAAGAGCACAGTTCCTTCAAGCGTACAACCAGTTTGAAGCCGTTGCCCAAAAGGATTATGTGTGGTGGAAAGACCGTTCCAGCAAGGAACGCCAAATGGCTGAGTCTTTCATTAAAGCATTTCCAGAAATTCTTCGTGCTCCTGACCACAAACTAGTTCTTGGTCACCTCATTACAGGCATTAAAGTCTATGAGAACCAAAAGAGAGGTAACTCTCCGCAAAAAGTACTGGCACAACCAAGGTCGTCTGCAAGCCCTACCTCTCTGAAGAAAAATCAGGTCGATGGTCAG